AGCTGAAGTTGAGGAACTTAAAAAGGAACTTAACGAAGTTAATTTACTAAATGCTAAATTGCTTTATACTAACAAAATCTTTAAATCAAAGAATTTGTCGGAAGGCAAAAAAGTTAAAGTGTTGAAAGCTTTTGATAAAGCATCAACAGTAAAAGAAGCAAAAGTTATTTTTGAAACATTAAATGAAGGAATTTCATCTGTGATGACAAAACCATCAATTAATGAAGTAAAAGGTAGTGCTTCAAAAGCGGCAGGAATAGTTCCTAAAGCAAAACAGCCAATTGTTGAAAACGATGCATTTGCACGTATGAAAAAATTAGCTGGAATTATTTAAAAAAATTAATAAAAACTTAAAATTTAAAAAAATGAGCTTAAATTCATTATTAGAAAGCGCAAACCCATACCACTCAGTACAGAGTGATGCAGCTAGATTGTCTAGCAAATGGGAAAAAACAGGTTTGCTAGAAGGTTTAGGTGGTACTCATAAAAACAACATGGGTATTATTCTTGAAAACCAAGCAAAACAATTAGTAGTAGAATCTTCTCAATCAGGTGGTGGAGTAGGTAACGGTGGTTCTTTTTCTCCAGGTGTTGGAGAACAATGGGCTGGTGTAGCTCTTCCATTAGTACGTAAAGTATTTGGACAGATTGCTGCTCAAGAATTTGTATCAGTTCAACCAATGAACTTACCTTCAGGTCTAGTATTTTATCTAGATTTCCAATATGGAACTGCAAAAGGTGACAAAGCTGTAGGTGATTCACTATATGGTGATGTTTCAGGATTTGCTTCAAACGGAACAGAAGGTGGTCTTTATGGTGCTGGAAGATTCTCATATTCAATTAACGAAACTGGATCTGCAATCTCTGGTGCTACACAAGCAACAGGATCATGGGCCGATGTTAATTTTGACTCTGACCTATCTGCATCAGTAGCTGCTGACGGTTTACGTAAAGTAACTTTCGCAGGACCAACTGATTTCGATGCACAAGGTGTTAGAGGATTTATCCTTACAGGTGCTAATTTAGTTGCATCTGGTAACAAACCAGCATTTACATCTACAGATGGAACTAACATTTCATTTATTATTGACAAATCAGATGCTTCTTCTTTGACAGCAACTGGTGATTATGCTTTAGAATATTCTTTCCAACCAAGAGACAACGCAAGAGGTGATTTCGAAGCTGGAAACGGAAGCTTAAACGCAGGAAACGAAGATCCAGGAATTTCAATTCCAGAAATCAATGTACAGATGAAATCATCTGCTATCGTTGCTAAAACTAGAAAATTGAAAGCTGTATGGACGCCAGAATTCGCACAGGATTTAAATGCATACCATGCATTAGATGCTGAAGCTGAATTGACTTCTATCTTAAGCGAGTACATTTCACTAGAAATTGACTTAGAAATTCTTGATATGTTAATTAGTAGCGCTGCTGCTGGTAACGAAGTATGGTCAGCTGAAAACAACATTAGTATTACTAGTGCTGCAGGTGCTCAAACTAACCTAGGATTCTACAACTCTCAAGGACAGTGGTTCCAAACATTAGGAACTAAAATCCAAAAATTAAGTAACATCATTCACCAGAAGACTTTAAGAGGTGGAGCAAACTTCCTAGTATGTTCTCCTTCTGTAGGTACTATCCTAGAATCTATTCCAGGATTTGCTGCTGACACTGATGGAGATGCTGCTAAAGCAACTTACGCTTTTGGTGTTCAGAAAGTTGGTCAATTAAACGGAAGATATAAAGTTTATAAGAACCCTTACATGAAATCTAACGTAGTATTGTTAGGATTTAGAGGATCTCAGTTCTTAGAAACAGGTGCTGTATTTGCTCCATATATTCCATTAATCATGACTCCGCTAATCTATGATCCAGAAACGTTTACTCCACGTAAAGGTCTCTTGACTAGATATGCTAAGAAAATGGTTAGACCAGAATTCTACGGAACAATTGATATCGCAGGTTTAAACACTCTATAATGAGTAATTAACCAAGATTAAATAAAATTAGGCCGAACGTTAGTTCGGCCTTTTTTTTTCATATTTATAATAAAATAGTTTAGATATGAACATACCAATTTATGATGGTTGCCCTAAATGGGTAAATAGCGCAGTACCATTTGGGTTCTATAATGCAGATGATGAATTTAAAACAGATGCAGTTAAAGTAGCTAAATTTTGTGCTGCTAGATTAGGATATCCTTTAGTAGATATAGAATTACAATCTGGATCATTTTTTACTGCTTTTGAAGAAGCTGTTACCACGTATGGTAATGAGTTATACGCGTATAAAATACGAGATAATCAATTATCAATTGAAGGGTTAACCACTGGGTCAAGTTTAAATCAAGCGCTTATAACACCGAGTTTTGAACCAATTGTAAGATTAACTGAACAATATGGTGAAGAAGCAGGTAGTGGAGGAAATGTACCTTATTATTCAGGTTCATTTGCTTTAACATCAAGTCAACAAGAATATTCATTTAGTACTTTTATTTCAGAAAGTCAAATAACTAGTTCATTAGGTACAGGTTCGGCTGCTTATGGTAGTAAAGGAATAGAAGTAAAAAGAGTATTTTATCAAGAACCATATCCGGCATCAGCACGTTATCTTGATCCTTATAATGGATTTGGATTTGGTGGTGTATTAGCTGCTGGAGTAATGGGTATTGGAGGATTTGGAGATGGTTTAGGATATTTAATGGCTCCTTTAAATTATGATTTACAAGTAATTCAACAAATAGAATTAAACCAGCAAATTAGATTAAATAATTATTCATTTGAAATAAGAAATGATAAATTAAAAGTATTCCCAATTCCAAGTTTTAATGATGTTCCTTCAGGATCAGTAGGACCTCAAATTTGGTTTGAATATATTATACGAGACGAAAGAATAGCAACATCTGTTAGTCAAGAAGCTGATAGAGTTACAAATGTATCAAATGCTCCATATGAAAATCCAACATATGAATTTATAAATTCAGTAGGTAGACAATGGATATTTGAGTATACATTAGCATTAGCTAAAGAAATGTTAGGTTATGTAAGAGGTAAATATAGTACAGTTCCTATCCCTAATGCAGATGTAACACTTAATCAAGCAGATTTATTAGGAGCTGCTACAGCAGAAAAAACAGCATTAATTGAAAGGTTGAGAACTTACTTTGATGAAACATCTAGAATGGCATCATTAGAGAGAAGAGCTAATGAAGCAGATTCTAAAATGAAAGAATTACAACAAGTCCCTTGGACTATTTTTATAGGATAATATGGCAATGTTTACAGGAGTCAGAGATTGGTCTCTGATGAGAAATTTTAATAGAGAGGTTATGGGTAATATTATTACTCAACAATGTGCTATCTATCAATTTAAATTAGAAGAAACTAAAGTTAATATCTACGGTGAAGCCGCAGAAGAAAAATATTATGATGGTCCTTTTCTATTTAATGTTTTAATGGATAGAGGTGATCAAGACTTTTCCTTAAATAATGAAGGTGTACAATTTGATCAAAGTATTAATTTTTACTTNCTAAGAGATGATTTAGTTGAAAAAGACGTGGTACCACAAGTAGGGGATATTATATTGTTCGAAGAAGGGTACTATGGAGTTCAAAGTACAATTGCTAATCAATATTGGGGAGGTAAAAATCCTGAATATCCTAATAATGATTCTGATGGAACACCAAACCCATTAAATCCAGGATTAGAAAAATTTGGTAATAATGTTTCAATACTAGTATCGACATATTACATACCAGCAGATAAAGTAGCAATTTCTCCTAATATAGAAAGAATGTAATGGCAAAACCAAGGAAACCAATACCAAAATATCAATTAACCTTAAGTGAAGGCAAACATCGTGCTTTTGAAGGTTTTGAAGACAGAGGGATTCAAACAAATCCTAATGACGCTAATATGCCAGTTAATCCTAATTATCAAGATACAGGGATAGCACAGAATAGATCATCTCAAATGAGTATGAAAGATGATACTACAAAACAATATTCTATTGGTATAAAAGATATTGATGAAGCTATATTTTATTATTTTAAAAACCAAATAAAACCATTTGTGTATCAAAATGGTCAACGTAGGGAAGTACCAGTAATATATGGTGCTCCAGAAAGATGGAAATCATTCCAACGTGATGGATATTATAGAGATAAAAAAGGTGCTATTATGTTACCTATTCTTGTAATTAAAAGAGATTCATTATCAAAAGATAGAACAGTAGCAAATAAACTAGATGCTAACCAACCTAACTTATATGGTAAATGGTCTAAACAATATAGTCCAAAAAACTTTTATAGTAATTTTGGAACATTAAATAATAGAAAACCCGTTGAAAAATTTCATGTTGTAGCTCAACCAGATTATGTTACAATGGAATATAGCTGTATTATTCAGACATACTATATGGAACAGTTAAATAAGGTAATAGAAGCATGCGAATACGCATCTGATGCCTATTGGGGAATGCCTGAAAGATTTCAATTTAGAGCTTTTATAGATACCTTTACTACAGCAACTGAATTAACTCAAGGTAAAGATAGATTAGTAACAGGTACCTTTAATATAAGTTAAGAGGATATATATTACCGGATACAATACAAAAAGAATTAAATTCTACTAAAGTTTATAATTCTAAAGCAAAAATCACAATAAATTCAGAAGTAGTTAGTAATATAGAAACTGCAGGAAAACCTATACAAAACCCAACTGATGACCATAGAAAAAGAAATTTAAGAGATTTACAATAATTATATTTTTTTTAATTATTTATATATATTTATAACCAACATAAAATTTATTAGACATTATGGCAAATAAAAAGTTATCAGAAGAAGAAGTTTCAAAACTAAAAAACTATCAAAATGAAACAAATGAGATAGTAGGAGCATTAGGACAAATTGAATTACAATTTGAATTATTGGAAGAAAAAAAAGAAGAAATATTAAAGAAATTTAAAAAATTACGAGTAGATCAAAACCAACTCGCTAAAGAACTTACAGAAAAATATGGTGATGGTAATCTTGAT